CTGGAAAACTTTCAACGACAGATCTAATAGAATACTTTAATTCTTCGTTAACGCCTTCTTTGCAAATATATACAAAGTCCATACTTCCCCCATCATAAAAAAATAAAGAGGGCAAGTTTTAAATTTGCCCCCTTTATCAAAATAAACTACTTCTTTTTAGCAGTAGCCTTCTTTTTTGCTGGAGCCTTCTTAGCAGGTACAATCTTGCTAAGTGCATCTGAAACAGCACCAGTGTCTGGCAGTACGCCAAACGCCTTATCGTTAGGATTAAGCGCTCTCAATGCAACGGGCGCTAGAGCAGCAATTAGTGCAGCCCATAAATCTTTTGGATCTGTTACGCCAGCCATATAAAGAGCAATTACTGCACCAAGAACAGATCGTCCGTATGATGCCATCATTGCCTTTGTTTTATCGTTTAGTAAGTTATTCATTATTCCTCCTAGGATATAATTCGTGTTAGTGTTGTAAAGCCAATCCATAAACCAATTATTCCTGCGACTCCCGCAAAAACTGGTGGTGCTGGTACTGGCAATTTGAATGCTGCGAACACGACACCGCACCCAAAACCTGTTAGTGTTGATAATAAAACATCTTTCATATTACTTTTCCTCCAATTTTGGTGGCAACAAAGATAAAAGTTTATTAGAATAGTTGTACAAACCTTTACTCTTAAGTTCTTCCGATACCTCTTTAATAGTTTTTTGGGATTCCTCAATATATTGAAAAGCCCAATCTCTTGAATCAGAAAGAAATTTAATAAAGTTTTCTTTATGTATCAAATCATCTGAAATTCCAGAATCATTTTTTATTCTAGATGTTAACTCTTCAAGCGCTGCATTTTTTATAAAAAGTTCAGCCATTAAAATATTAGATTTTTTAAGTCTATTAAGGGTAGACCAATAGGCTATGCAAAAAGAAAAAGATAGAGTGGCAAAAAATAGAATAAAGATAATTTCCATAATAACTATTGTACTCTATCCCTAACAGCATGGGTTACCCAATAATATAAACATTTATCACAACAGGGCTTATTATTTTTATTTTTTGTATCAACATAAAATTCAGCATAATACTCTGGATCTTTACGATAAAGGTTAGCCCTATGGGTAATATTAATTCTATCTAGATGTGGACCAAAGGAGTTAGCCCAGAAGGGCTTATTGGTACCCCATATAGGGCCACAGAGGGCTTCTAGGGCGTCTATATTGGCTTCGTTCTTGTCTGTCTTTATACCCCTTGACTTAGCCTCTGAAATCATAGTTTTAGCATATGTCCTCAATGAATACTCTGCATTTTTCCACATTAATACTGCAGGATGATTTCTCCATGCACCTGAAGGTGACTGACCAGACAACACCTTAAGTATTTGGTATGCCTCAAGTATTTGTTTATTTAAACGTTTATTGTCTAAAGATTCTGCAGATTCTGCATAATTTTGAAATGGTAAAAATGTTTGCATTAGTCTTCTTCTATATTGAAAATATCTAAATCAGACATTTTTTTGAAATTAGAGGCTGCCCAAAGAGATATGGCAGTTAAGAAAGATAATACTATTAATACTAATACTTTTGTTTTCTTTTTCATATTGCTATCATTGCTCCACATCTTGTACATGCATTATAACTTTTTCCAGTAACTGGACACGCTCCAGCAGCGACAAGCGCATGTCTTTTAAACTTACAAATAATAAGTTTAAATAACTGGCTAATCATTTAACGGCTTCTCTTGTCACCAAAACAATTGCTCCACAATCTTCTAACGCTTTTTTAAGTTTTACTACATATTGAAGTGCTGATATTTTATCATCATGCCCCATATGTAAAAACTTTTTCTCATCTAATTTTACCGTAAGAAAGTGATCATTGTCAATAATCTCTACACCAAAACCAGAAGGAGGAACTATAGAGTGAAAGGCTTTACGCATAGAGTTTGTATACATTATTTTCTTCCCCAACTAACCCTGTTCCACCCTCGCTCATGAAAGTAATAAAGGATTGTTTTTGTAACTACCTCAAAACTTGCAATTGCACCTGCTGTTACTGGTTCTTTGGTTATTACCCAAGATATAGCAAATGTATCTGCTGTGCCAATGACACGCCAGGTGATAGCCTTAAGTGCTGATCTTTGTTTGGTTACATTCATATACCCATCTCCTTGCGCTTTTGTGTAGCAGAGATAGCATGAATGTCTGCCCCCAAATCTACTTGCTCAATCTTATATCCTACATCACGACCATAAACAATGTTGGTGATGTTTGGAAGACGTAAAACCATTGCCCCGTCCATAAATTCATCCTTGGCAATATATTCTTTTACCTGATCAAACTTAAGAGGATCTTTCTCACTTGTATTATAGGTATTACGAACTCCAAGTAGTACCTGGTCTGTTCTCTTCCCCGCTTCCTTGTAAAGGGCGTGGTGACCTTCATGCCATGGCTGATATCTACCTAGCATTAGTGTCGTAGGTGCTGACCAATCATGAAGACCCATAGCATCTATAATATGACTTGCTTTTTCATTTGCATCCATTGAATGATTAACAAATGTAATAGTAGTATACTCTGGATCTTCCCACATCTTGTTGGTATCTTCAAATCTACCTTGATCAATTGTGTTCATCCAAATTAACGCATCTGGATTACCAAATGCTGCACGGGTTAGATCTGTTGGACAAACAAAGTCCACAATCACTGGTGCTACACCTTGCTTTGCAATAAGACGAGCCATCTCACCAAGGCGACGAGCCTGTTCAATTCTGTCTGCCTCACTAAATCCAAGATCAGAATTAACTCCTGCACGAACTTCATCTGCGTTAAGGTGAATTGCATTAATACGTTCTTTTAATGCTTTTGCAAGTTCTGTTTTACCTGAACCTGGAAGACCTATTATTTGTATAATCATTGCTTTTCCATTGTTAACGATTGCCATGTTTCAGACCAATCTTTTTTAGTTTTATGTTTATTAAACTCTCTTGAAATTTCTCCACCTTCTAAATAAACACCACCCCAAACACCCCACTCTTTTCCAGAAACCCCGTTAGCAAAACATACCTTTTTTACAGGACACTGCTTACAAAGCGCATCAACATTATGCCTAGAATCTTCTTGATCTTCATATTTATCAAAATAAATATTAGTATCAAGGCCCAAGCATATAGCCTCATCTTTCCACAAATGCTGTTTCAAGATTAATCCTTATACTTATTTGGTATATCCCAACCATTACGACCAGGCTTATAAACTCTATGCAAATACCACTTATCTTTTATTCTAATTCCCAATGGAGAGGTTCTTGCTACATCAGACTCTTTTAAGTCAATAACATCCCAACCTTGCCAAACTAAATTTTTATTTTTGCTTACAATTTTTTCCATTGTATTTAAACTTTTAATAATCATTTTCTCTCCTAATATCTAAAAAGACCAACATCAACATTGTTTGCCTCTGCACTTAAAACCAATTTTGATTTTGGCTCTTTTGGACCACTTAAAAAGGCAAAATAATTAATCTGATCTATATTTTCATTTAACCAGGCAGGAGCCACATTATAAAATTTAATTTTTTTGCCTCTTGCCTTCATTCCACGTTCTGATAAATTGGAAAATTCTGAAACAAAATTATTTACTTTTAATGGTCCAGCAGAATAAATAATGAATTCATTGTCTTCATTTTTCATTCCAGACAAAGCAACACTCATAGCACGTAAGAACACGCTATATTGGTTAAAATCTTTTGTTCCCTGTACTGCCACTATCATTTGGTTCTACCCCTTGTTTTAAGTCATCAAGTATTGATAACATTTTATTTAACTCTTTTGCTGGCATATCTTGAACATCTAATGGCATTGTTGTCTCTTCATCTACCCTGCCGTTTATGGCATTTGCAGTATAAAAAACATTACCCAATATCCAATATGCTTTTCCCTCCGTTATTACTACCTTCAACATATTCTTTTGAATATGTTTTTGAGACTGAGTTATAACTTTGGGTTTATCAAATATTTGTTTTGGAACAACATCTTTAATTATTTCATAAATATAACTTTGTTTATATCTATCTTTTCCTAAAAACATCATTCTTTTTTTATTTGATATGTTAATTATAGACCAAGAGGCAAACAATGTCA